TACCTTTCGGGGCCACGATGGACATCGTGATAGCGCCTGGCTGATGCGGCATAGGGGTGCCCACGTTGGTGGACGAGAATCCCTTGTCCCGAACCAGTTTTCCGGTGAGCTCCTCGATCTGTCCCACGTTGGCGGGGTCCAGGCCGAACGCCTCAGGACCCATGACCCGGGTGAGGATCAAGTCATCAGGGAGCGGAGACATCCCCTTCTTGATAGCGGCGGCGTCTGCGTTTGGTTTTCCAGCACGAACGTCAGCATTGATCTTGGAATAGTCCCGAAGGAACCGATCGATCGCTGGGCCCCGGTTGGTAAGAAACCGGTTGCCTCGGGCCTGACCGCGAACGTAGTTGGCTGCTTCCTCGTCGCTGGTGAACGTCTTCGGGTTGAACGAGGACAGGGTGGCCAGGATCTTGTCGATGACTCCAGCAGCCATCTTCCACGTGTTACGGAAGCGGCCATTCTTGTCGCGGGGGTGCAGGAGCTCTTCCCGCGTTCCCCAGGAGTCACCGACCCCCATCAGTCACCTCGTTTGCGGTTTCAGGTTCGGGTGGCCCCAGATATAGGAGTACTGCGGGTTACGCGGCGACCGGAGTCGGCTCAGTGCCAGCCCCCGTGTCCTCGGCAACCGAGAACTGTCCATCCATCTGTCGTGCCAGGATCGCCTCGTCACCGTAGATCGGGTCAGGACCCGGATCGGTGGCCGGCTGACCAGTGGTGACGGCGAAGTCGTACAGGTCCTTCGCGCGCTTCCACTGGTTCCAGTTGTCGTGGTCCTCGATGATGGCCCTCAGTTCCCAGGCCCGGTCCTCCTGGGCCTCGTCATCTTCAGCCTTGATGTCGTACTCGTCAACAATCTCCTGGAACTTTTCCGGTTCCATGTACTCCTCCTCGAAGATCACAGTACCGGCTGCGACCAGGGCCAGACGGTCATCCCCGTCCATGCTGTATACCGGGAACGCCGGAACGTTTACGGCCAGGGCTGCGGTAAGTTCAAGATTCCCGTCCACCGCACGCCAGTCACCACTGAGAGGTGACCGACGGAGCTTGGCAACCTTCCGCTCATCTGCTTCGGGCACCACTGCACCAGCCACCCACACTCCGAACTCATCCTCGCCGGCACGTACCACAGCAACTTCGTCCCCGGTGTCGTCGTAGTGGATCGCTGCGGCGCGGTAGCCAAGGTTGATTCCGGCGTGCCGTGTATCCATGACGATTTTTCCGACACGGACAGTGTCCCCTTCAGCAGTGAACACGGTGCCAAGGTGAAAAGGTTCATAGTCCTTCATGCTATGGGGGGCCAGGACGCAGGACTTCATGCCCACGTCCCGGTGGCACTCGTTCCAGGCCGCCAGGTGCCCGTATACGCGACCGTTCGGCTCGACGGTCAGTGCTGTCTTGGCGGACAGTTCCGGATTCTCGAACCAGGATTTCGGCGGGCGCAGCGGGTATCCGGTTTCGGCCATGGCGAACTCCTTAGCTGGTTGACCGGCATCCTCTCGGGCTGCCACGTTTGCGGGACGGTCCCATGGCGCTCTGATATTTGGATCCCCGAAGGTCCTGGCCATCTCCGGATAAATGTTGGAAATGACAGCACGTAGCTGGTTCTTGTCTTCGTCGGGAATGTTCGGCAGGCCACCATGTGCCCCGGACAGCAGTGCCGCCGCCGCGTAGATCGCGTGGTAAACCAGGGTCGGCTTCCCAGAGATGATGTCCCCGAACGGCAACCGGTAGCTGGCTGGGTCGGTGGCCGAGGTGCGCGGGTCCCGCCACATGAACATCTTCGACATCAGTTTCGGGTCAGCCTGCTGACCACCCTGCGCTGCCCAGGCAGTGATTCGACGTACCGCGTCGTCGTTATCGAAGACCGCTTCCCGTGGCGCGAGCGGCATCCCCTGCCACCCGTGGGTGTTCACCGTGAACTCCACGTCCACGTCGGCGCTGTAACTGTCACAGCCGCAGTCAGCGGGCCCTTCTTCCGTCAACGGAAGAATCATGTCCAGATCGTCATCGGGCCATTCGCCAGCCTCGTTCAGGTTGTACAGGCGCATGTCCGTGAACGCTGGGACAGAGACGAGCGTCGCACCACCGAACGTGTACTGCGACATGTGGGCGGCACCCGTTTCCGGGTTTATGGTGCCGACGACCGGTCCTCCGGGGTCCAGAGAAGGTCCCACCACCCCCTGCTCCACAAGGTATCGGGCTTCGGTGACTTCGGGGACAACGTTCTCGTCGAGCCAGTCGCCGAACCCCCACAACCAGTCCCGGCCTTCGTGGTCTGGTCCGATGCTGGTGCCGAGGATCCGGCCGACGGTGACGGAGCCGGCGTGCCCTTGTGGCGTGGACACTTTCCGGAACGCCAGCGGCAGTGGCAGTGACCGGCTGGACAGTGCTCCTGGTTCGAAGATGCGGGCATCACGTGGTTCCGAGGTGGGCCTGTTGATGGGCGCGAGGGGCCCAGCCCACAGGGGACCAAGGTCGGGGCGCATGTCCATCAGCGCCTGGGAGGCTGCGGTGATGGCGTGTTCCGCTGAGCCGTGACCGGGGGCTCCTCCGGTGGCTTTCTGGTGCAGAATGTTGCACAGGCCCTTGGGGTCTTTCGGGAAGTACTTGCGTAGCTGGTGCACGCAGCGGAGGAAGTCTCCGGGCACGTTCCACCGGATCTTGGCTGCGCCTTTGCCGACAAGCCAGTACCGCTGTAGCTGTGCGGGCATTCCGCGAGCCGGGTTCGGATCCATCACCGGCTCCCTTCGTTAACGATCACAAGATCACAGCGACAGCCACAGGCTTCGTCTGCTGATGCCATCGGGTCTGCCGGGTAAAGCATAAGGTCCGCTCCGACCTGGAACATAGCGCTAAGGGGGATTGGTTCCTTTGTTACCGCACGATGCGTGGCCCTGACTCGTGCGTCTGACTCGTGAACCCACCGTTTGCGCAGGAGCCTGCCGGTCACTCGGGACTGTTCCATGCCTGCGGCAAGGGTCCCGGCCCCGTAGGCACGGGTGGTTTCGGTGATGGCGATGACGTTGGCCCGATTGGGCCAGTACTCGGACCCGGTCCACGTGAGCACGTTATCCACAGCGTTGGCCACAGCCTGCGTGTCTCCGCCGCCGTTGATCGCGTCAGTGATCGCGGCGAAGATCAAGTTATAGGTTTCGTCTGGGATCCGAACCAGGAAGTTCCTGGTCTGGGCCAGCTGCGCCATAACGAACGCGTGGCGGGAAACTGGCGGGACGTCGGATGCCTGAGACCAGGCATTCAAGGAGATCTTCCCGATCTCGGTCAGGATCGTGTCGACTTCCGGGTCCCATGGAACCTGATAGACGCCAGTAGGATTCGGACTGATCTTGTAGCTCTGCCAAGGTTTCATCACCGCCTCACGGACACGGGACAGCCAGGACTTAAAGGATGAAGTGACGACACCGAGGAGCCGGTCCTCATCACCGGAGCGGGACATCGAGGAGCCCTCGTTCCATCATCTCGTCATGAAGCAGTCCAGCGTCATGGCACACGCCACCCAGCAGCCGTTGGGTACAATAACCATCGAGGGTATTCCTCAGCGCCTGAACATCCGCTTCTTCGATACCCAGATGGAAAGCGAGGGACGACAGGTGATCCCAGGCACCTGCGAGGAGCTTGCCGGCATGTTCTGCGCCGGTTACCGGGATCCGCGTGTGAAGTGCCTCCGGCGGGACCCCATGGACTTCCTGTCGCTGGTTGCGCGTCAACAACCGTTTCCCAGCAACCTCCAGTGCCCGCACCGCCACCGCGTTCGCCACAGCGAAAGTAGTAATCGATGAGTGAGCAGCCGCAGTCGCAGACGCCACAACCGCATCACCCTCAACCGGGGGTGGCGCACCTTGTGCTACGGATCCCTGGGGCAGCGGGGCTGGGCCAGTGGGCTGGATACCTGTCGGGGGTGCGGGAGGTGGAGGAGGCCCGGCACCTGGTGTCCCAGCTGCGGGAGCTACTACTGCTGTCGCCGGGAGTATGTCATCTGTGTACCCCGCGACTTTACGAAGGTCCACCGACTGGATCAGGGAGTCCGGCGAACGCAGCATCAGTTCCTGCGTGAACCGCTTCATCGACTCTTCGTCGGTGGGTGCGTCACTGATTGCGTAGTCACCGGCGAGGCGTACTGCGTCCGCCGAGACAAGGCCCTTCTCGTACATGTTCAGGGTGTCCTTGAGCCGCTCGGGACGAACGGTCAGGGGCGCGGTGTCGTACCAGAAGATGTACCGGGTTTCGTCTTCCTTAAGGTGCTTCAGGGCTGGCTTCAGGTACGCCTCAGTGAGCGCGTCACAGATCCGGGTCATCAGCGGCTCGATATGGATCTTGACCGCCGACTCTTCAATGTGCCACGCGCTCCAATGGTTGCTGCCACCGGTACCGGAAAGCACCTCCGGCGGAAAGTCCATGGCAGTAGCGAACCGGGCGATAGCTTCCTGGCGGAGCTCCCGAGCCTGCTGGGACAGTTCCGACGTGAACTGCACCAGGTTGATTTTTCCCAGTGCGTCAGTGGGCATCTCCACAATCGTGGGAACCACGCCGGCAGCCGAACCCTCACCTTTCAGGTGCATGGAGCCAACCCGCATCAGGTGCTCGGACAGTCCCTCCGCCCCAGTGAGCTCACCATCGTCGTCTACGAAGCTGGCTTCCTTCGGAATCGGAAGGAGACCCGCTGAGACGAGTCGAGAATCAATCTGGGCGAAGACATAACGAGTAAGTCGCTCGATTTCCCACAGCATAGGCATCGCAGCGTGCGTGGGAGAGTCAGCCCAAATGTGCCGCCGAGGGTGTGGAGTCCAGACCCGGATAACGATGTCGCCATCCTCGACGGTGCCCATCGTTCCGTCGGACCACTCATACCTCAGTGTCCCCCGATACCGCTTGAACTCCGAACACGACACCACGAACCACTGGTCCGCCTGGTCCTCGTGACCGGCTTTACCAACGATATACGCGTCCCCAGCGACGGTAAGATTGATACCTAGCATCCGGAGAGCTTCGGCCTTGGCCGGTGGTCCACCGAACATGGTGTCAGCGAGCGCCGCGACCTTCGGCTTCTTGGTCTCTTGCTGCACACGTCCGTTCTTGTCTACCTCGGCCACGTAGATGCGCACCCGGGAGCAACAGGAACCAACCCAGGACGCGGCGAAACGAAGTTCCCCGATAACGTCGTAAAGACGCCAGCACTCTTCCTGCCACGTGTTGTCCCCGAACCGGTAGTTGAGCCACGTCTTCTGTCCGGTGAGACTGATTCGGGCGGCGGCGGCCACCAGAGACTTCGACTCGTCACTCGGGTGGGGTGGTGGAGTCATGGCGTCAGTGACGACGTTCTTCTGCCGCCTCAGCGCCATGATCTACTCCCGATCCAAAATCAGTCCAGCCACCATGGACATCGCAGGAACTACCAGTACCGCCAGGACCCACCTGTTGGGATAGAGCACCGCTACGGGTCCGATCAGTAGCGACACCCAGATGCTGGTACACCAGGGGCAGTACACAAAATAGGCTGCAAGGGACTCTTCGCCCCACTTCTTCGTCGCCCAGGTCCGGTACTTCAGCGCCAGTCGATCTTCGACAAGGAACCTTGTTACGCGGACCACCGCTAGAGCAGCAAGGACGAGGCTGATCAGCAGCATGCTCATACTATAAGGTGCCCTTCGACGCAAGTGGAAGATCTCTACAGGAACGTTGGTTCAGGACCGTACTGGTTCAACTCGTAGAAGGTTCGCGGAAGAGTCAGATCCGACGATTTACCGATCCGCATTCTCCGCTTCTCGTTGGTCATCAGATAGATCACCGCATGGACCATGGCATCCATCCGGTCCGGGCTGTCCCGAGTGGACAGCGGATCATAGAGGACACACTGGTCCTCCAACTCCGGCATCTGACCCACAAAGTGAAGGTGTCCCTGCTCGCTACGCATCGCCACCGGTTCCGCTCGGGTCTTCTTCCCGTGCTTCGCGTGAACACCCTTCATGGGAGCCGACGTGTTCTCGGGGAACATGCCCAGTTCGCAGTACTCCCGGTAAGCGTCGCGGAGAACCTCTTCCAGGAACCGCTTTCCCAGGTTCTCCTCGTATACCAGCAGATCCGCTTTGAACTCGGCTACTGTCCGCCACGCCGCCAAGGCCGCCTGCCGGCCTGATCCCTGGATGGTCCGGTCTGCCAGAACGTAGGTTTCTCCGTCTGTTGTCCGGCACGCCGCCACAATCCCCGTTTGGGCTTCCTCGCCGGTGAGGTTGGGGTCCATCCCAACGACGGTGTACGCGATGGTGGCGTCTTCGGGTATCGCCTCAACTCGATGATTAACGATATCCATGCGCTTGAACAGGCCGCCTGTGGCCAGTTCCAGCACCTTTCCGTACAACTCCTGCTGCCCGACGGCGGTGCCACGGTACTTCTTCTCCAGGGAGGCCAGAACGTAACTAGACAGGTTGGAAGCGTTGTCGAACGTGGATCCACCCATGAGGTGAACGGAGCCGTCGTCACTGGCCACCCACTCCTGGATGATCGGAATCGGTTTCGGGGTGGTGGCCACGAACGCCCGGGGATGATCGTTGATCAGGTCGGCACGTAGCGACGGAAGGATTCCCTCCCACCAGGACTCGTAGGGACGAATCCACTTACATACCTCATCCAGTACTGCACCGGAGGCGTTGTAGCCACGACCGACGTCGGCGTCATCGGCACCTTCGGCGTAGATCTTCTGACCGTCCGGGAACAGCACCATGGGACGCGGGGACTGCTTGTATCGGTGCTCGATGCGCCGCCGGTTGAGGATACGCAGGATCCCTGCGGGCCCTTCGATACAAATGGTTCGGGCGTCAGCAAGAGTCTCGGCGATCAAGAGCCATTCGGTGGGAGCTCCGGACCGGTCATAGGGATGCTTAATTACTTGACTGATCAACCATTCCCCGGAGGCGCGGCTCTTGCCCCAGCCACGTCCAGCCAGAGCCAGTGCCAGAAGCCACTGTCCGTTTTCTGGAGGAACCTGCTCGGGCCGGGACACATACCACCACTCACCCCGGACCATTTCGTCCAGAACTTCCGGAGTTTGGCGCGCGATGAACGCGCTCCGTTCCTCGCTAGGAAGAAGCGCAAGACGTTCAGCGACAGACAAACCCACACTCTGATCATAGGAGACGTCTTTTCGTTACAGAAGGGAGGGACCACCAACTGTGGTAAGATTTAATGGAGGTGATGCAATGAATGTCGTGATGGTTATGCCTGAAGAGGTTCAGGAGATGCGCGACGCGGCAGTGGAACTCCGTCGAATCGACACCATGATGGTGGCCATGCCACGGACTCCCGGCAACCCCAACATGGTTTACAACATGCTCCAGCCGCTGGCGGTCTGGATCGAAGAGACCGTTCAGGCCCTGGAGGAGAATCCTGAAGTCACCATAGACGCGATGTGCGCGCTACGGGTGGCGAGGAAGCTGAAGAGATGAACCCTCGTGACCGGGGCCGGCAGGCCATGTTCTTCGGGGAGCTCAGCGACTACCGGAAACGGCTGGGACTGTCTAAGGCTGCCCTGGCCGAGATTCTGGGGGTCACGATTCCCTCCCTGTACCGATGGGAGGGCTGGGGCCCGCTGTCCCGGCTGAACAATCGCAACGCGGAGGCGGTGGATCTGTTCATGTTCGCCGCCTACGACGCCTTGCAGGAGTTCCCTGGGTTCGCGGAAAAGTTTGCGACCTTAGGTCACGCGAGTCAGCGGATCGCCATGACTCAGGAGGTGGTTCTGGAGGCTATCAAGAGTGGAGTGATCGACGCCTGGGACTTCGGTTTCCTGGGGATTTTTCTTGAGCGTTCAAGGATAACCGAGTACCGGGAGAAGATCTTGAATGCGATGCAGGATCTGCAAAACCAGGCTTGATCCGTTCCTGGAAGACGTCGGCACCCACCCGTACTGTGAGCCCGTCATCCCCCACAGAGAGACGGTGACACAGATGGCCCTGACCTTCGCCCCTTCTCCTCCCGAAGAGGATCCGGAAGCTGTCGCACTGAAGGAACAGATCCTGGAGGTGATCAAGTTCCGTGATCAACGTAACCCGCGTAGTCATCAGGTCAACATCGGTCCTTCGGAGCTCTCTTCACCCTGTGATCGACGAATTGGTTACCGGATGGTGGGGATTCCAGCAATCAATACGACTCTTGATCCGTGGCCTGCGATCGTTGGCACGGCGGTGCATGACTGGCTTGAGCACGCGTTCATGGATTGGATCGAGGCGACGGGATCGAGGGACTGGATCCCGGAGCGGCGACTGAACATCTCCGACGATGTCACCGGACGCAGTGACCTGTTCAACGTGTCCCGGGGCATCGTGGTGGATTACAAGGGTGCCAGTCCCGACAAGATGAAGAAGGTCCGAGCCGAACCTCAGCAGCACTACCGGACCCAGCTTCAGATCTACGGTCACGGCTATGAGCAGGCTGGGTTCAAGGTCCGGAAGTTGGCCCTGGTGTACTTCCCTCG